GCCGGCTGGCGAGTCTGCCACCTCTTCCGCCGGCGGCGGCGCGTAAAGCTGCGGGCGATCCAGGCATGTTGACTGTACCGCCGATAGGGGATGCGGGGCCTCTGCCGGGACGAATGGGTGCGGCCTGCGGGCCTTGGATACCAAAACCAGCGTCTGCAGTCGCTTGTACGCGGCGGCGATTAGCTACTTCTTGAGCGATTAAACGCTCTCTACGCGCTCGGGCGTTGTTTTCTAGTTCGATCGCAGTAACAAGTGCTTTTACCGCAAGAGTTTCCTGTTGTGTGCCAGCTGCAGCTCGGTTAAGTGCGCTGGTGGCTTTGTTTACAGCACGGCTATAGTTTTCCATGCTAGCTACATTAAAACCGCGCCCTTCAAGTAACTTTGCGTTTTTATTGACTACGTTAATAGAGTTGTTTAACCTGTTTACACCTTTAATAAGGCCGTCAATTTGACGCCCGCCGCGCACAGCAATCTCAATGTCGGCGGTGTATTTGGCCACAACTCGGGTTTAGCGGTACTTCAGTTTACGCCGTAAAAAAGCCGCCGGGTTAGCGGCGGCGTTTGGCGTTGTCGATCTCCCTCTGCTGGTCCTCGTTGAGGATGCTGAAGTAGGCGCTCCAGCCGAGAAGTTCTTCGGCGGTCATGGTGTTGCGGACTTCGCTCAGACTCAGGCCCAGCTCTTTGGCGACGCCGAATTGGAGCATGAGCCAGTTGTCTTTGCGGAGTTCGGCGCTCAGGGCTTTGGGTCGATGGGCTCGGCGTCGTCGGTCAGGATGGCCAGCATCAGGGTCTGGAGGTCTTTGTCCTTGACCTCGTTCTTCAGGACGTCGATTTCGCCGGCACTGAAAAGTTTGGCGCCAGATTCGTCGAGGGCTTTGGTGATGAGGAGTTGGAGGGCGAAGGCGTTGGCGTCGTCAGACTTGGCCTGCTTCTGGGCGCGTTCGCGCTCGGCCATCGTCAGCGGCGTCACCCACATCTCAAACTCGCTGCCATCGGAAAGTTCGATGGTCTTTTTGGTGGGCTCCAAGTTGGCGGCCTGTTTAAGGCGGTCAATGGCGCGGACCGGAACGGGCATAGAGGTTGGGTGTTCTCGATCTAGTGTAGCGGACTAGAAATAAAAAACCCCGGCGGGGAGGCCGGGGTGCTGAATCTGACTGCGCCAGCAGATTATCAGGCGGTGGTCAGAAAGTCGAAGGTGGGGGTGGTGGCGGGGCGGAAGGCGATGTCGATGCTCTGGGCGTTGTCGGGGTCCACCGAGAGGGCGGCGCTAGTGAGGATGGCCTCCAGCGTGATGGAGCGGCTCTTGGTTTCATCAACGGTGCCGCCGCTGATGATGCGGTTGGTGTACAGCTTGAAGGCTGCACCGCCCTGCTGGCGCTGGAGCACGTCTTCCACCATGCGGTTGGCCACGGCGAAGTCGTCGTCGGCCATGTACACAGTGCAAGTACCGTTGCCGTCACCGAAACCGGAGATGTAGTTGCGGAAAGGGACGTACTGACCGGGGGTTTGGCCGATGGTGGTGACGTCGATTTCAGCGCGGCTGATGTCGAAATTCCAGCTGCGGACTTGGCCCACTACAGCGAAGTCGGCGTAGTAAGCCTCGAATTTGTTCGGGCTGACTGCCGTGCCTTGGGTGGTGATCGTAATGACCGAGCCGCCAAGGGTTGAGGAAACCGTGAGGGCACCGGTGGCGGCCGTGTAGCCGATCACGTAGTAGGTGGTGCCAGCCGTGATGCCGGAGGGAAGGGTGCCGGTAGCGGTGCCGCCGGCTTGGTTGACCACGCGGAATTTGACCGGATCGCCAACTTTGAAGCTGAAAAAGCTGCCGACGTTGAGGATTGCACCAGCGACGGTGACGTCAGAAGGACCGAAGGCAGCAGTGGTGCCGGCGGGTTTGTAGTAGAGGGCACCGGACGTGCCGGACAGAACGGTGGTGGCCATAGGGGCGTACCAGGAGGGCGGGGTTCGGGGCGGGCACTGCCCGGCTTAATACAGGTTAGCGCTTGTGTGAAATCTGATCTACGTCAACACTGTGGCGACGTAGGAGGTTTCGATACGTCCCACAAAATGCGGGGAGTCTTCTGTGCTGGAGAATGTTGGGCCGTCGATAGTTCCAACGCGAAAGAATACGCCGGTGGCGGGTTTGCCGGTGGCGTTCAATGTTTCAAGTACATCTACAGCGGTGGTTACAAGAGTTTGGGTGCGGGCGGGACCACGGCCTTTTTCCGTGAAAATGCGGATAACAACGGCGCCACGCGCGTTGTCCACGCTGGAGGTAAGCGTGGGATCGTTGGTAGCGCCGAAAGTAACATTGACGCGGACGTACTCGGTGGTGCAGTTAGCTGGGACGGCTGTGATGTTGTCGAAGTAGACCGGTACTGCGGGTACCAGCGATCCGAACGCGGAAAGCAGCGGGTTTTCGACGGCGGCGCGAATGGCTTGGTAGTTCATCGCCGGGCCTCGCGGAAAGCTTCATCCATGTACAAACGTATCGTGCTATCTATCTGTTTTCCTCGTAGGTAAGTGGTGTACCAGTCAAGTTCTGCCGTGCGTCGATTGGGGCCGGTTCCTGTGTTTGGTACGTCGCCTCGAATGCCAGAGCGTCGAATACCTTGTACAGCCGCTTTGCGGGGTTCAAAACCTGGGTATATGAAGGGTCGTTCTCCTTCGCGCAAGTCGAGTGCGACATCGGCGTAAGGCGCGGTGTTAGTTATGCGGTACTTGACCTCGGGTTTGAACTTGACTTCGTTAGGCAGAAGGACGGGGGCACGTAGAGGTATAGGGAGGTCTGCCTGTCCTGCTCCGGTTACGGTGTTGCTCGGGCTGCTGATTTGCCAAGAGTTGGAAAATTTGCCGCTCCAGATGGGGCCTTTGACTTGGAGGTCGCGGACAATGGCTTCGGCGCTCCGGCCCATGCCAATAGCGATAGGAGCAAGGGCTGCTGCTTCAAGATCGCGGATTAGGTTTTTTAGAGGCTTAAAGACCATTACTGGGGCCTCACGATGAGGGTGTGGTAGATGGGGTTGTCGCCGCGATAGCTGGTGACGGAGAGGATTTTGGCCTCACGGGTTGCTCCAGCTTGGGGGTATTGGATGCGATCAGCTTCGGTTGGGTAGTAGCCGCCGAGTTCCGCGGCGCCAATGATGATGCGGAGGTCGGTGGTTTGGTAGAGACCTTCGGATTCGCGTGAGTTGAGGTTTGTGATGAGGCCGCGAACGGTGATAGATACGTCGGCGCCGTTGACGGTCCCAGTCGTGGGGTTGTAGTCGCGGGGGGTGGAGGTTTTGATGAACGTCAGCGGTTGGCCCCAGTCCGCTAGGAGGGCGGTGGGGAGGGCGGCGAAGGTGTCGTCTACGAGGCTCATGTCAACCTCTGAATAGGCGGACGGCGTGGTTGCTGGCGCCGCCCATGCAGTAAGAGCCGAGGTAGGACTGGAGCCAGGGGTAGACGTCGAAGACGTTGTTGATGACGCCGGAGGTGGTGGAGCTGGACTTGTATTTGACCTGGAGGTCGCCTAGTTGCACTTCGTCGTAGATGCCGGTTGTGCCAGTGCTGCCGGTGATGGCGTTGGTGTCGTTGGCGAGGGCGCGGGCGAGTTCGTAGGTAGCAACCTTGATACCTTCGGGGATCAGGGTGCAGGCGAGGTCAACGCCGTCGACGGTGTAGTCGTCGCGGGGCCATTTCAGGGCTTGGGTGGTGGTGCAGCGGTCGCCGTAGAAGCTGAGGCCGTCGATCCAGCGAGTGGCGGAAATGAGGGCGCGGTTTTTGGCGTCGGTGCTTTTGTCGATCCAGTCGCTGCTGTCGGGGACGGTCTCGAAGTAGGTGTCGGCAGCAGCCAGCGTCACGTAGCTGTTAGCCGAGGTTCCGCTAAGAGTGGCGTCAACGACTGCAGGCACGGTCAATAAAGCCTTTGTTTGAGTCTACTGCGCGTGGGGCGGGTGCTTGTTTTGGGCAAGATGCTGGCGTGGTAGACGGTGCCACCCTCCAGTTCGATGTCGGCGGCGCGTTCTAGGTGTTGGCCGTAGGGGACATCCTCGTGCCAGTGGCGACTATCCTGTAACACGTAGAGACGTACCATGCTCATGCCCGCTCGGAAGTCAACTGAGGCCAGCGTAGAAGCCGAGGCCCAGAAAGAAAATTCTGCATTGCCCGGTAATGCAGTGAGGAAGTTGGAGGATGTGGCGCTGGAGGTGCGGCGACTGCAGGTCGAGGAGGGACTGGGTACGCAGGAGATTTCTACGCGGCTCCAGGTCAGCCTTGCTGTGGTAACGCAGTTGTTCCTGCAGTCTTACAAGATGACGATGAACACGCCGGAAGTGTTTGAGTTGCAGGAGAAGGTGCGAGTAGGCGAACTTTGATAATAAAAAAGGCCCCCGTAATGGGGGCCATATTTGTACCGTTGTACTGATAAATCAGTATGCAGTGGTATCAAACGGCGTGTTGACCAGCAGGCGGCAGATGGGCACCTGCTTGGCGGCGCTGTAGACGAGGCTCCAGCTGGCGGTGTCGCCCAGGTTGCCGGTGGTGGCAGCGTTGGTCGGGTTGTCGCCAGCGACGTTCCACTTGGTACCAGTGACGTGGTAGCCGTAGTGGTAATCCACGGCCAGCACATCCTGCATGGAGAGGATGTTGCGGTCGGCGGCCAGACGCAGATCCTGTTGGATGCCCTCGGACACGACGCCGGAGGCGAACATGTACACGGGGTACTTCACCACGTGGGTGGAGGTGCCGCCGGTCAGGAAGGTCAGCTGGTCGTCCATCACCACGCGCAGGCCGGCGAAATAGGCGGCCTCGGTTTGAGTCACGCCAACACCGCCGCCGCCCCAGACGACGGAGCCGCCGGTGGAGAGGGCCGAGGTGCTGAAGGTCAGCATCCCGACTTGCTGCAGGTAGTGCGCCACGTTGGAGTGCATGGCGATGGAGTCGAGGTTGTCGCTCCGCTCACCGAGCTTGGCCTTG